GAACCCGACGCCCACATAGCGCGCACAGTCTCAAAATTATGATTTTGGGATTATTGAAAATTTAGAGGGGATCATGACAGCAGGACGTCCGCGAAAACCGCTTGAACAAAAACGAAAAACAGGTCGAACAATGTCAACAGATTCTGGTGGTCGACCATTACCTGAAATTGCAAAAGTAACAATTTTGCCAATGGCTGAAGGAATTCCGACGCCACCGTCTGATCTTGGTTTGCAAGGTCGCGAACTATGGGGAAAAGCTTGGGACCAAGCGATCACTTGGTTATCGCCAATTAGCGATGTCAAACAAGTTGAACACGCTTGCAAAGTTGCAGACGATTTAGCATTAGCACGAGAGATTTATCGAACAACACGCGATGCACAAGACGGGCGGCTTGTCGTTGCGTTGAACAAATCCTTTATTGAAGCTTTGGCTTCGCTGGGATTCACACCTGTTTCCCGCTCGCAATTAGGCGTAGCGGAGGTAAAGCGTGTCTCAGCACTCGAACAACTCATCGCAACAAAACGCTCAAAGTAATGCTTGGCCGCCTCGTTGGTTAACACCGGTTTCAATTGAGGATCAGGAAAGAGGCGACGGCGATCTTTACATTAAGTTTGCTGAAGCTGTTTGCCGAGTAACTAAAGATTCAATAGCTGCAAGTGCTGGCGAACTTATGGTGCTACGCGATTGGCAGCAAGAATTGTTAATGCACGCATTAGCACGAAAAGAAAACGGTCGCTTTAAGCATAGGGCAGCGCTGATTGGTATGGCGCGTAAAAACGGTAAGTCAGCTTTAGGTGCTGCAATCGGTTTAGCGGGTTTAACGCTCGGTGGTCAAGGATCAGAAATCTATAGCTGCGCTGCAGATAAAGAACAAGCGCGCATTGTGTTCGGTGCGGCAAAGCGCATGGTCGAACTTGAGCCAGAGTTATCAAATATATTTACGCTCTATAAAGATGCGATTGAATATAAAGCTACTGGATCGGTTTATAAAGTCCTATCAGCCGAAGCATATACAAAAGAAGGTTTGAACCCTTCGCCAATCATTATTTTTGACGAGGTACACGCACAGCCTAACCGCGAACTTTGGGACGTTATGTCGCTCGCTGGTGGTGCGCGTCAGGATTCGTTATTACTCGGCATCACAACTGCCGGAGTTAAGACGCAAGCTAATGGCCAAGATTCATTGTGTTACTCGCTGTATCAGTACGGACAGAAGTTAGTTAAAGGCGAAGTAAAAGATCCGTCGTTTTTCTTTGCTTGGTGGGAACCACAACACGTGGAAGGGGATCATCGTGACGAAAACTTGTGGCGTGAAGCTAACCCAGGTTTCGGAGACATTGTCGACGTTGAAGATTTCCACTCGGCCGTGCTCAGAACACCTGAAGCAGAATTTCGCACTAAACGAATTAATTGTTTCGTTTCCACGTCTACAGCTTGGCTACCTACTGGAAGTTGGGAATCTCTCGTTGACCGCGAAAGAGTGCCAATGCCAGGTGAAGATGTCATACTCGCATTCGACGGATCATTTTCTAACGACAGCACCGCGTTAATTGCATGGTTAACTGGATCAGAAAAACCACATTTAATGGTTGTCGGTTTGTGGGAAAGACCTGATGACGCAGATCAAAACTGGCACGTGCCAGTCGCAGAGGTCGAGCAAACAATTATCAACACTGTACGCGATAATCGTTTCAACGTTAGAGAAGTCGTCTTCGACCCTGCCCGATGGAACAGAACATTCATGGTACTTGACGAAGAAGGATTACCTTGCGTCTCGTACCCAAACTCAGCGGAGCGAATGGTTCCAGCTACTCAAAAGTTTTACGAAGCTGTAGTTAATAAATCTTTTACACACGACGGTGATGAAAGACTTGCACGTCACGTAGGAAACTGCGTTACAAAGCAATCATCACGAGGAATTATGGTTGCAAAAGCTTCATCGAAAAGAAAAGTTGATGCTGCAGTTGCTGCGATATTTGGCTATGATCGTGCAACACAACCAATCGAAAAACAACCAGTAACACGTTACTTCTCAATTCAATCGTAGGAGCGTTATGAAAAAAATCGATCCAGCATTAGTTGTGGAAGTAGTTGGCGTAACATTATTTACTATCGGGGTCGCAATGATGTCAGTACCACTTGCGTTAATCGCGCTTGGTGGTTTTCTTGTTTGGGCCACGGAGAAATAAATGAGCGCAGCAATTTATAATGCAACAATAGATCAAGGTGCAACATTCACTTTGCAGGTAACTTACAAAGATGAAAACGGTGTACCGATTAATCTAACTGGTTATACAGCGGCTATGCAAATTCGTCAAAATTATAACGACAGCGCCGCGTTAATTACTCTTACGTCACCAAGTAACGGCATTGTTATTACTGGCGCATCTGGAATTATTAATATTACAATAAGCGCAACCCAAACTGGATCATTAGACGAAGGTTTTTACGTTTATGATCTTGAAATAACATCTTCAACAAATATTGTTACTCGTTTAATTCAAGGTCAATTTACTGTAGCTCCCGAGGTAACGCGTGTCTGATAATCAAATTGAAGTTATTGAGGTACGCAACCTCGTAGAAATTGCAGATGTTGGTGCACAAGGTCCAGCAGGAGCAACAGGTCCGACTGGTGCAACTGGTCCAACTGGTGCAACCGGTCCAATTGGCGCAACAGGATCAACAGGTCCTATTGGTGCAACAGGATCACAGGGTGCAACAGGACCAATTGGAGCTACCGGACCAATCGGAGTTACCGGTCCAATAGGAGCTACAGGATCAACTGGAGCAACAGGTCCAATCGGAGCAACAGGTCCAATTGGATCAACAGGTGCGACAGGACCAGTAGGTGCAACAGGTAATGTTGGACCAACCGGTCCAATTGGTGCAACAGGCGCAAGCGGAGCAACAGGTCCAGTAGGTGCAACAGGTGATGTTGGCCCAACAGGACCAATCGGTGTCACAGGTCCATCAGGTGCAGAAGGTCCAACAGGTCACACTGGGCCAACGGGCGCACAAGGAATTCAAGGCATTCAAGGTGTGCAAGGTGTTGAAGGCGCAACTGGAGCAACTGGACCACAAGGTGATATTGGTGCGACGGGTCCTCAAGGATCAACCGGACCAATTGGAGCTACTGGAGCAACTGGACCAATCGGTGCAACAGGAGCGACAGGTGCAACTGGCGCGACAGGTGCAGGAATTCAAATTCTTGGAACTTATCCAACTTTGGCTGCTCTACAGGCAGCGCATCCAACTGGTAATTCTGGCGATGCATACATTGTTGGTGCTGGTGATTTGTATGTGTGGAACACAGCAACAAGTTCTTGGGAAAATGTCGGAAACATTCAAGGCCCAACTGGTGCAACTGGTGCAACAGGTCCTATTGGCGCGACAGGTGCAACTGGTCCAGTAGGTGCAACGGGCGCTGAAGGCCCAACGGGTGCCACAGGTCCAACAGGACCGATTGGTGCTACAGGTGCAACTGGTCCAACTGGAGCAACAGGCGCAACTGGTCCACAAGGAATCGTTGCTGGTCGTTATTATTATTTCAATTCTTCAGTAACTGAATTGACTGGTTTCAAACAATTAGGTGAGGACCCAGTTGCCGCGGCAGAATCCACAACAACTGTCAATATTGCTGGTGGTACAACTTCTCTTCTTGCTTCATATATTTCAGTGCCATTCAATTTCACATTGATTCCTGGCGGAACTCAACGCTTCATTATGTATATGACAAAGCCAGCGAGCAATGACAACTTATCTGTTTTCTGTCGTTTGAAATTAGCAGATAACTCAGGAACAGTTCTTTCAACTATTGGCGATTCAGATACAGTATTGACTGGTTGGAATGGTGCAGGTGCGCCAGTTCTAACTGAAACAGACATCACATTGCCAACAACATCAGTCTCTGTTGGACAGAGAATGATTGTTGAAGTTTATGGCGTCAATGGCGATGCAACTACACACAACTACAGTTTTATCACAGAAGGCACCACGCATTACTCGTATGTGGTCACAACTCTTGAAGCACCACAAGGTCCACAAGGACCAACAGGTGCGACCGGAGCTACAGGTCCAGTCGGTCCGACAGGATCAACGGGACCAACAGGTCCAATTGGAGCTACGGGTCCAATCGGTGCAACTGGAGCAAACGGATCAGACGGAGCAACGGGAGCGACGGGACCAACTGGTCCAATTGGAGCTACAGGACCGCAAGGATTACCTGGAACTGATGGTGCAACCGGATCAACGGGACCAAGCGGTCCAATCGGTGCTACTGGTCCAATCGGAGCTACAGGTCCGCAAGGAATTGCTGGTGATACTGGTGCAACAGGTCCAATCGGTGCAACTGGAGCGACTGGACCGCAAGGTATTCAAGGAATTCAAGGGGAAATTGGTGCAACTGGTCCAGTAGGTGCAACAGGTCCAGAAGGTTTAATTGGTGCTACCGGTCCGCAAGGTGTAACCGGACCAACCGGTCCAATTGGTGCAACAGGACCAACCGGATCAACAGGTCCAATTGGAGCTACTGGTGATACAGGACCAACAGGTCCAATCGGTGCAACTGGTCCAGAAGGATCGACCGGACCAATCGGAACTACAGGACCAACTGGATCAACCGGTCCAATTGGCGCAACAGGTGTTACCGGTCCAATTGGCGCAACAGGTGCGACGGGACCAGCTGGTGGAGATTTATCGCCGTTCTTACTAATGGGAGCATAATTACATGGCAACAACTTACAAAGTACTAGGTCAGTCTGCGCCTACAGCGACAACAGCGACAACTCTTTATACAGTTCCATCAGTTACTCAAACAATAATTTCAACTTTAACTGTTTGTAATAGAGGATCAGCAAGTGCTACATTTCGTGTAGCAGTTCGTCCTAATGGCGATATTTTAGCTAATCAACATTACGTAGTTTATGATGGTTTAATTGATGGTAATGATACAAAAGCTTTAACGCTTGGTATTACAATAGATAGCGCAGATGTTGTTACAGTTTATGCGTCATCTGCAAATCTTTCATTTGGTCTATTTGGAAGTGAGATAGCTTAATGTCAATTGGATCGTTAAATGCTATTGATAAAGTTAATT